GTCATTGCATCTTCAAAACGTCCAGCATCAATTGATATTTGCCTTCCAAGCGCGTTGTCTTGCGATGTGCTGAAGGCTCTCATTGCAAGAATTACTTTCGATTCCATGACTGCACCTCTGATTCACGTTCATGGCTGAACAGGTTGTATATTGCTGCGCGTATCTCTTGCGGCACTGCCCAACCTACAACATCAGGGTTCAACATATCTTGCAAGATGTTGTTGCGAGCTGTGAGCTGCGCTTGTGTCTTCATCAGCTCAGAGCCAAGCCAGACAATGTGTTCGCGCATCACTTCGGTTTCTGTTTTGTTTTCGTTCATGTTTCACCTCGCTGACGAATCAAATAAGCGTGATAGTCAATCAATATTTCATCTGGACCAGTATCTTGATCTGCAAAGTTTTCACATATCAATGCACACGCTTCTCGTTCACGCTTAACAGCCTCAGTTACAGCTTCAACAAATGTTGCGTCATACGTCAGGCTTCCTTGAGCGTCGAAGCAGCCAGTGAAACCGTATTCCATTGCCAGCTTAATGATGTCTTTATTTGTCATCAGTTCCCCTTTTTTTATGAATGTGCAGGAAGTTATTTGCAAGTACAGACAAAACGGTAAGTTTGTCCGTTACCCATGCAGAACACTTTAGCCAAATAAGCGGGTCAAACATTACAACTTGCTTCCGTAGTAAGCCATCATGGTTGCATCAGCTCTGCCTGAGTCCTTGACGCGAGCAAACTGCTGTTGATGATCTGGATGCAACTCCATGCAGCGATGACGGATTGCGTCCTTGCCTTTGCCGCATTGCGTTGCCTTCATCCACGCTTGTGGTGTGACGAATGTGATTGGTACTGACAGCGCAGACAGTGCGCCTTCAATCAGTCCAGCAGCACGACCAAACGCAAACATTGATGTCACGCCTTGGTTTGGCATCGCGCCGACCTTCTCCACGATTGCGTGAGTTGGATTCAATTCCTTGATGGCAGCAGCCACACCTTGCGCAGAGATGTGATTCTTTTTCTTGCCACCGCGAATGACCTCAACGCAAGGCATATCAATGACGCGCTCAAACTTGCCATTGACGTACAGCGAGAACGCGCCTTGAGCGCCAATGTCAACACCCATGACGCGAATCATTGTGGTTCTTTCGTCAGTTCGCTGATGCGAGTTGCAATAAGGCGATCAAGCGCAGCTTTGAGCTTGTCCACGGATGACACCAATGGAACTGTCTTGCCTGAAATCCAACGAGAGACTTGCGCTTGGTCTAGACCAGCTTCACGGCTGACTTCAGCCATGTTGAAGCCAGCAGCCGCAGCTCGTTGCTTGATGTCTGTGATGTATGTAGATGTGTTCATGTGGAGTATGATAAGTCAAAATTGACTAGATAATCACATGAAGCAAAAAGATGGGTGACAGCGCGAACTGCCACCCATTCAAAGGCAACCGCGCAGAGGAGAGCCACGCAGTCAAGGCTGGAGAAACCGGACCAGCCAGCGTGGATTTTAGGGATTTGTGGCAGAAACGACACACCTACAAAAATAATCCTTGTCATGCTAATCAAGTGTGATATGATTCATTCATCAACAACCACTAAGGATTGAAACCATGAAACTCAACGAAACAACCCGCACCTACCCACGCACTATGCAAGAAGCCTATCCAAACACCATTGATGCGATTGCATCACGCCAGCGTTGGGAATGGATGGAAGGCCATCGTTCTGATGCTTCAGAACAAGCAGAGTATTGGGTTCACATTGCCTGTGCCTTTGCTGCTGGTTTCTTGGTTTGCCATCTGTTTGCTTAATGCTATTTGGAGAGGAACAACATATGTCCGAGCAACTACAAAACGACATTGACGACATCGTGACTGACTTCATTCGCCGCTCTGGTGGCAAAGTTGGCGTGATTCGTCCTGATGAATTAGCCACCATGATTCGTGAAGCAGCCAGCCGTGGCGCAATGGCTGGATGGCTTGGCGGTGTGAAGCAGGAGCGTGAACACTCACGGGCCGTTAAGAATAAGGAGCAGAAGCTGTGAGAAAAGAACTTGGAAAGATTCAAAAGTTTGAAATCGGAATTGGTGGATATGACGATGCCATGTTTGGCTTGTCTGTAACTCTTGGTGGAAAAAATGGTTGGGGCGTACAAGATTTCAATGGAACATGGACGCGCGAACCAGATGATCGCTGTAAGTGGACGTTAGAAGATCAAAGCAAAAATTGGTCTGATATGTGCCGTGAAGTCATCAAGTTAATGCAACAAGCAAAAGTCAATACGGCAGCAGACATGGTTGGCATACCAGTTGAAGTGATTTTTGACGGTAATCGTCTTTCATCATGGCGCGTTCTTGAGGAAGTCTTATGAAAAACAGAATACCAAGCTGAAGGACCATCAAAGATTGCAACCATGCTGTGCGATTTGGTCAAGCAGCTTGAGATTTATGAACAGGAAGTTGATTCGCTTTGTGAACGTGTAAAGAATCTTGAAATGGACATCATGGAGCAACAGCAGTGAGCAAACCACGAAAGAAGTACAAGCCAAAGCCTGTACGCCTCGATGCAATCACTTGGGTCATAAATGGATTCAGGAATATCAGCGAAACAGGTGATGCAATCCTGCATTTGAAGATTAAAAATCATGAGTCGTTGGAGTGTCTGCGCAAAGGAGAAGCGCAACGCATTGACATTGACACCATCATTGGCGCGTTCAACATTGCAGAAGCACTGGCACGAATGAAGATTGGCGATGACTACGCAACAGACATCAAAGCTGGTCAGGATGCTTTGCTGGCTGTTGCCAAGCGTGGTGTCAGCCGTGATGACAGGTTTGTTTTGAAGGCAGAGGAGCTGACTGCGATTGTTTTTGCAATGGAAATCCATGACTCGCAGTTAGAAATCACAACAATTGGCGAGCTTGAGAAGGCCATGAAGATTGTTGAAAAAGAAATCAGAGCGCGTAAAGCTCGTCCAGTATTGGAGAAGGCATGATTGACGAAGAAGATGATGACTACGAAGCGTGTAGCTGGTGCGGTGGCTGCGGTGAAGGAATGTATGACGGTGCAGCCTGTCGCAAGTGCCACGGAACTGGCGTAGAACCTGTTGAGAAAAAGGATGATGACTATGAGTAAATACCTTGACCTGATTGCATATCCAATCATGCTTGCAGTTGTGTACGTCTTAGGTGGATTGGCAAGCTGGAACAGTAATCCTGAGTTTTGGTCACAAGCAGATCGTTGCGTGTGGATTATTTGGGGATTGGTTTGGGGCTTTGCCTTGCAATGCCGCATCAAGCGTGGTGGTGCAGCATGATTGAATTCACGCTAGAAGACCTGTCAAACATTGCCTTGCTTTGCTTTGTGCTTGGCGTTGGCTTCTTTACATTTATTGGCGTTGCCATCTTGTATCTCTCATCTCTTTTTTTAATGGAATCACTCAATGACCGTAATTAACGCTTTTCATAAAGACTATGTAAAGACCCACATGAAGGAATTCACAGCCAGCATCATGGAGCAAAACAAGCACAAGATGTCTTCGCACATGATGGCTGAGTACACTGAAGAACTGCGTAAGACTAACCCTTCGCTTGGCACAATTCATCACATGGTCAAACCACTTCATGTGAACCGAGCGCCAGAGATGATGAAGCCAAAGAAGTTAAGCGCAAAGGAGCGCATTGATTTGGCTCCAAAAGAGTTTAAGATTTTCAGTCGTGCAGGAACATTAAACGTAACACCAAAAGGAAAGAAAAAATGAGTTATCAAGCAACAGAGATGAACGTCATCATTTGGGGAACCAAGCGTGGCATCATTCAAAACAGCACACCACTTGCTCAAGCAATCAAGACTCAGGAAGAATTGGATGAGTTGATTGACGCAATCACAAGCAATGACAAAGCAGCAATGGCTGATGCTTATGGCGACATCATGGTCACGCTGGTCATGGGAGCTGCCATCGCAGACCTAGACTTGCAGACTTGCTTCGAGTTGGCGTATCAAGAAATCAAAGACCGCAAAGGCAGCTTAAACGCTGATGGCATTTGGGTTAAGGAGCAAAGCAATGGGTAAAGGCTCAACAGCGCGTCCTATTCCAGACCGCAAAACATTTGAAGCAAACTTTGACGCAATCTTTGGCAAGAAAGAAAAGAAGCCAAAGCTGTGTCCTGATTGTGGTCAACCAAATGAAGACATCATTCATACCTGCTCACCACAAGTGAAGGACAAAAAATGACAGACATCAATGAAACATTGGCGCAGCGCCAGCAAACACACGGCAGCTTTGAAAGCCATGCGCGTATCGCGCAAAGCATCAAGTGCCAGATGTTCAATGCTCATGGGTACATCAATCTGAGCGCAATGCAACGTGAAGCACTAGATATGATTGCGCACAAGATTGCGCGTATCTTAAACGGCAATCCTAATGTGCATGACCATTGGCATGACATTGCTGGATATGCAACCTTGGTGGCAAACGATCTCAAATGAAATCAGTCCAGCGACCAAGGCTCATCAAAGCAATCATGGATAAGCCTTTGACAGCGATGGAAGTGTCAAAGGTTATTCATTGCCATGTGCGTCACGCAAGAGCAATCCTGCGTGAGCTTTACATCAATGGCAACGTGTTCATTCAAGAATGGCATCCTGCTGAGTATCAAGCAATCCCGACTGCTGCTTACCGTTATGGCATTGGTGTTGACGCGAAGAAGCCAAGACCAATGACCAATACTGAGCGCGTCCAGAAGATGCGTGAGAAGGAAGATGTGGAGAAGAAGGCGTTTCGTTTAGCACGTGAACGCCAGCTTCACAGAAAGATTAAACGCGACCCTTTGACGGCTGCGTTTTTTGGGAGTGTTTGATGGATGAAGAAATTTGGTCTGTTGAGTTTGTAAAAGAAAATCCTGAACTTGCAGTCAATGCAATTAAGACGTTGCAAATGCTTGTTCAGGATTTAGAAGACAAACTTAAAGAATTAAATTTATCTTCCAAGTAAACCATACTTAGCCATCTCATCATCAATTTGTTGTTGAGTGATGACAGGCTGCTCTTGAGCCAATAAATCAGGAGCAGCAACTCCCATTGCAGCAGCAGTTGCAGCAGTCTTTCGGAATGGGTCAAAAGCTGCGAAGCGTGAGCGCATATCTTCAGGATTAAAAGTCAATCTCTCTTTATCTACATCAAATCCAGAATATCCACGATTTTGCATTTCTTGTGAAACAAGATCATGCAATTCTTTAGATGTGATTTCTGGATTATTTGCGTATGCGTTTTCTCTTACTTGGTCAAATATTGCTGAACGCTTATCAGCATCAGCATAATATCCTTTTGAAACTAAAGGTAAAACGCGCTTTTCATTTGGAGCAGCATACTTTTCTGCATATTGAACATCTGGGCTTGTGTAAACACCAGCTCCCATTTTTCCTCTGCTTGATGGACGTATTGATGTGAAGTCAACATCAGTTGCATGATATTGAGGATTGCTTAAATCAAAGCCCATTGCAGCAGCGCGGTCAGCAGCAGTATTGTTAGACAACAAACCAAGTCCACCTTGCTCAATTGGCAATGCAGCGCGTTGCTGTGCAAGTCGCATTGCTTCTTCTTGTGGGAATGTGAAGGATGGTTGCTCAACAGTTACAGGAATAGAGCCTTTTGGCTTTCCCGTATCAATGCTGAAGTCCATACGACCACTAGGAAACTCATCATCAAGATTAAGCAATGAAGGCTTTACGCGAACTGGAACAGCAACGTCACCATAACCAGTGTCTGTTGCTTTTTGTGTTGTCAAGTAAACGCTTGGCTCACCAGCAGATTTAAGGCGACCTGTCTTTGCAATCTGTTCAGCCGCAGACTTATTTGTGTGATGAAAAAGCGTAACAGTACCATCAGCATTTAATGGCAAGCCTGTTAATTCGTCAATCTTTGGAGTCAAAAGTCCAACAACATCATCAACTGGCTTGATACTCATGCCAACTGGTAAGTTCTTAGGAAGCATACCAGCAGCAGCTTTGATCTCTGGTGCAAAACCAGCAACCGTCATTAAAGCATCAGCAGTCTCAGGCTTGAGCAATGGCACGTTAGCGCGACCAATGTTGGTGAGTGGCTCACCGTAAGCCATACGCTCAATGGTTTGCGGGACACCAGTTGTGCCTAACAAACCAGCAAAGCCTTGCATCTGCTGAGTGCGTTCAGGTGACTGCATCCACTTGTATGCGTCAGTGAGTAAACCACCAAAGTAGTTGCGTGGCGTTGCTTGAATGTTGTCTGCCATGATTTACTGTCCTAAGAGTCCTGCTAATCCCAAGCCGCTAGTGATTGGCAGTGCTTTACGCATTGCAGCCAATTCAGCAGCAGTCATTGCGTTTGGTGCAATACCAGTACCAGATGCTACACGAGAAGCAGCAGCAGTCACTGGTGCTGATGTGTAAGCTCGAGCCGCCAAGTTTGTAGGCATAGACAACAGCACGTTTACTGGTGAGTATTCCATTGAACGAGTTGCAGTGCCTGAGTCACCAACGATTGGCTTGAAGGCTTGAGCAAAACGAGCTGCTTCATACATTGTCGTCTCGTTGCCACCAAAGACAAAACCTTTGGGGTCTTTGCGAGTCAACGCAGAAGCCAAGTTCAGACCTGACACGTTGCCTGACGATGGATTCACAACGCCTTGGCTTGTGCGAATAGTCATCAGGTTGCGGTAGTTGTTACGGGCTTGGGCAAATGCTTGTTGCTCTGCTTGAGACAAGCCAGACTGCAACGCATCGTCAACCATCTCCTTGAGCTGGAACAAGGCATTGCCAAGCTCACGGTCACCCATCGCAGTGGTCATCTCGTTCTTGGCGCGTTTACCAATCTTTGACGACAGGTTCTGCAACTGCACACCGCTTGCCTCACCCTTCATTGCCAAGTCTTGCAATTGCTTGACGAAGATGTTTGACTTCAATGGCTGAGTTGTCAGACCTTCAAAAGCGTTATCCACCAAGTCAATGTTGTTCAACATTGTCATGGTGTCGAGCTTCTTGAGTTCTGGCGTTGCAATACGGCTGTAAACAGAACTTATGTTGCGCTGTGCTTGAGCCAACACTGGGTTGCTCAACTCGTCTGCTTTCACGCCAATGGCTTCAGCCGTAGCGCGGTTCAAGACGCGTTGGTTTTCTTGCTTGATGGCATTGAATGGCGCTGACGTAAATGGGCTTGACTCCATACGCGCTTCCATCTGCAACAAAGAACGTGAGCCAGTTTCCTGCGCTGGTGTTGTCTTGAATCCAAGAGCCTTACCGCGCTGCAAGATTGATTGCTGTGCAGCAGTCAGTGCAGCATTTGCTTCAGGAGTAACAGCGCCTAAGTTGACACCGCCACCAGTTGCTTGAGCTGTTGGTGTTGCACTGATTGATGCTTGAGCTGAACCAGCTTGACCGCCAGTTGCCATACCTGTTTGAGTAGTTGCTGGAGCGCCTTGTCCAAACACAGCTTTAGACAATTTATCACCAAGATAACCAGCACCAGCGCCAAGAGCAGCAGCACTTCCAATCTGTGCTGCTTTCTCTGTAAAAAATTCAGAAGTTGGCATCTCTGGAGTTGTTGCAACTGGCTGCATTGCAGCGCCAACAGCACCAGACACAGCGCCAGCACGAATTGGAGCTTGAGCCAAACCTAGAGCTTTAACGGCAGCAGTTGAAGGCATGATTGCTGTTGCTATGTTGCCGCCAATGCGACCAACATCCATCTCACCTTGCCTCATCTCGCCTTGTCGCCAGTTCTTTTGGTAATCAAGTTCAGCCTGACGGTTGA